TTCTTGTGCAGCCTGCTGTTGGTTCTGAGCGAGCAACTGTTGTGACGCACGAGCGCACAGGGCAGCGACCTCGGAAGCGATCTCCGGAGGCATGTTTTTGTTCTCTTCTTCGGATGGGAGTTGTACGCCCAGCGTTTCCTCGATCCGACGACGGTACTCGAAGGCAAGGTGCTCGTTGATATGCGCCATAGCCGCAGCTTGTTTTGCCGGAGCCGTAGGGTCGTTCTCCATTAGTTTCATCAGCTGTGGGTCTTGCATAGCAGCCGTGTGAATCTGAATGTGCGCCTCGTGGTTCTGCTCCATGAACGCCTTCACCGGTTTGCCGGTCAGGATGTTCTGGTTCTCCGTGATTGGGTCGGTCGGAGTCAGGTCATCCTCGCTCGGTACAAGCTTGCTTGCGTTCTTAACACCCAGCACCTCGATCATCTGACGGTGCAAAAGCGGGAGGTCGTACAACTGCGGAGCCTGCTGAGCCAACTGCATCACAGCCTGATACTGCACAATCTTCTGCGCCATCGTGGAGGCGTTTGGATCACTGACCGGGATAACCTCGACCATGTCGTAGTCAGCTTGCTTGACCTGACGATCACCATCCTCCGGCTCGTACTCGTACTCCTCGGGGGTGTAGTCACGAATGATTGTCTTAAGCAGCTTGAACTCTTGCCGCATCGCGTAGTGCAGGCGACCCTGCACAGCGGTGTTGACCTTCAGCGTGCGCTCCAGAATAGCCAGTGTGGTACCGACCGGAGCTTCGTTCGACATGTCACTGACGTTGATGTCGCCCGCGCTTGCGAACGCCCGGCCTTCGTCAATGATGTTACCGAGCAACTGATACAGCGTCTGGCTTGGCTCTTTGTATGGCAGCGGGAGGATGTTGTCGCGGATCGAGCCACTCGGCACGTCCACATCCCTAAACTCACCCGGATTGATAGGAGTATCGTCACCCTTGATCCGCAGACCTTTGGTTTTGAGACCGCCGGGCAGGTTGGACAGGGTGCCTGCGTCTACCAGCTGACGCATAATCATCGTAGCTGCTTCAGCATAGCCACCGATTAGGTGGATGAAACCAAAGCCGTAGAAGCCGAACCCCGGCACGTATACGTAATGAACAAGGTGATTGCGCTTCAGTTTTAGCTCGTCATCCTCGTACCAATTACGACGGATACCCAAGATAGTCTTGGTACCCTTCTCGATTGTGACGATGTAAGGCAGGGCGATACCGGTAGGTTTACCGTCCTTATCCTTGTCTTCGAAGCCTTCCAAGTCCAACTCAACCTGCATCTCAAGCAAGCGATAGCGGTTGTCGTTAACTGCGGAGTAGCCTTCTTCTCTTGCCTTTTCCTTGTCTACATCATCAAGGACAGCAACGGGGTCACCGAGGTCTTCGTCACGATAGAAGCCCGAGACTTGCAGCTTGCGCAGCTCGTTCTTGGTCTTCCTCATCACGTGAGTCACACGCTCTGCGGTCTCCAGCGACGATGCGCCATATGGCACAACGATGTCTTCGGCGGGGATGAACATAGCCACTTGGCGACCAAGGGCTGGGTCGTAGTACACCTTCTTAAACGACGAACCTGCTAGTGGCAACGCCCACAACATCTTCTCGTGTTCAGGCCGGTACTCCACCATTTCTTCAGTCAGCTTGTAGTTCATATCGTCACGAACTCGCGCTGCTGCGTCTTCTTTCAGCTGGTCGATGGCACCCATGATCTGAGTCTTAACGGGGCCCGCCGCAGGGAATGTCTCGACGATTGCTTCTGATTGGAACCGTACGACCGCCTCGGTCAACATCGGGTGGAACACGCCACACGCGCCGTTCCATGGTTCCGTTTTCTCTTCTCTCTTAAGACCAAGCAGCTTAAGGCCTTTTACGTAGGCCTCCATCCAGTCCTTACGGCTAAGTATGTCGTCGTCAAAATCACTCAACAAATCAGCCGCAAGCTCGGACAACTGCCCGTCGTCTATGTGCTCTGCGAGGTTAGCGTCGAAGTCGTCCGCTGATTCCTTCTCCGGCTCAAGCTCAATCTCCAGCCCGCCGATACCAATCTTTACCGCCTCAGGGTCTTCGATCTCAATCTCAATATCAGGTTCCGCAAGTGCAGCCTCATCCAAACCCATGGGCGCTGCGTATAGTCCTTTTTCAATAGCCATGATCTTTCCTATCTAAAACATGGGCCTGTCAGCCACAAAGTTGCCGAGCGCCTTACCCCTTGAACGACGGGGGTGACTCTATGCCTTAATACGGAAGGGAACGCCACCATCGTGCCTTTCTTAAGTGGTACCAACCGTACGTCGTTATCATCCTGAATGTGTTGAACCTGTAGCAGCCCGCCTACGTACTCGTCCGGGTCTGTAAGGAGGCAGATTACACTTACCTTCCTATCGGTCGGGCCTGAGAACGGAATGACATCCATGTGCCAATCGAAATGCTGGCCTTCTGCGTACTCAGCTATCTGCATAATCTGTTGCCCGTCCACGTTAAGCGCCCAGTGGTCGTTCGCCATCACACCGAACTGATACATGATCCCACTAAACCAATGCCCAAACTCCGGAAACCTAAGGCTGCTATCTCTATTTTCGTAGTTAGTAACCGACTCATATTTTCTAACTACTTGAGCGTCTACAACCTCTAGCGCGTCAAACTCCCTGTTAGCTATATCGACCACCTCCGGCGGCAGCTGCTTAATAAAGAGAAATTCGTTCATAGGACGTTGTAGTACCCCGCGTTGCGTTTTGATTTAAACCACTTAATATCTTCTGCCTCGTCACTTGGCAGGCGAACAAACCCACCAGACCTGAACCGCATCAGCGCCAAGGTGGTCGCGTCAACCAAGTCATCGTGCTCGCCCGCCGGGAAGCTAGCTACTTCATCAATAAGCTCTTCTGCCCACCGGGTCTCCGGAACCCACACCTTGCCCGAGGCAATGATGTCGGACACCGAGTTCAATCTACTAATCTTATCCTGCCCCTTGCTAGGCGTGTACTCCTGCACAGGTATCCCCATCGCCCGAAACTCATATATAAGAGGGGCTCCGGTCGCCTTCTTCTCGATCAGGATGCCATCCGGCTCCCATTCCTTGTACTGCTCGAACGCCGTTTTCTTAAGCTCGATCCACTCCATCCGCGCCTTGAAGGCGTTTAGCAGGATGATGTTCGGGTTCTCCTTATCCTCGTCCAGATAGAACACACCCCATGTCGTACAGGCCGAATAGTCAGCCCGGTTGTTCTTTTCGAACGCCGTATCCCACGTTTGCAGGATGTAGTCACATGCCGGAGGCCGCTCGTTCTCCCAAATCTTCCACCATTCCCGCTTAACAATCGCCGAGCTATCCGAAGTGGGCTGCTGCTGATACTGCGCCATCCACTTGCTGTTCGGCAGTTCGGTACGAAGCGCCTCAAGCTCAGTTTTGCTCCAAAACTCAGGCCAAAGCGGGTTGTCACTAGGCAGAATAGCCGGAAACTCGATAACTTCCCACTCATCCCCGCCTCTCGCGGCGCTGGATTTAATCACCTGCCCCGTAAGATCACGCAACGACCACCGGGTCATAACAATAATGATCGCCCCGCCCGGCTGGAGACGCTGACGAGGGCCGGATGTGTACCACTCGTACGTCTTGTCGTAGATGTCAGGGTTCACCTGAGCCAGTGCAGCCTCTTGTTCGCTGTGCGGATCGTCAATAATGAGCAAATCCGCGCCCTTACCGGTCACGGCACCGCCTACACCAATAGCGAAGTAGTCACCACCCTTGTTTGTGTTCCATCTACCCGCCGCTTTTGAGTCCGTAGACAGCGAAAGTGCCGGAAAAATGTTGTGGTAGACCTCAGAATCCACCAAATTTCGTACTTTTCGACCAAAACCCACCGACAATTCGGCTGTATGGGCGGTCTGAATCACTTTTTTGTGAGGAAACTTGCCCAAAAACCATGCTGGCAGCAGATATGACGCGAATTCGGATTTGGTGTGCCGTGGTGGCATGTTGATGATGAGGCGTTTGCACTCTCCCCGAGCCACCCTTTCAAACGCATTAGCCATCCGCGCATGATGCCTCCCCCCAATAAACGTAGGCCACACCTGTTTTACGAACTCAAGGAACCTATCCTGAGCTAATTCCTTGCGCCGCAGCTCCGCTAACGTCTCAAGTTCTAACAAAAGCCTACGTTGTTCCTGCTCAGACAGGCTGGGCAGAATCTTCGGGATGTCCTTAAGCGAAACGTTACTTAACGTCGTCATCTTCGTGGTCGCCCTCCGGGTCTGGCTCCTCGTCCGGGCTGTCAAGCTGGCTCAGTAAGTCGCGTGGGTCGGGGTCGGCCTGACCTAGCTCCTCGTCCAAGCTATCTGATAAGGGGGTCACGTCCACCACGTCGGCATTAAGTAGGCGTTTGATGCGTTCCTTAATAGCGGCTTCGAGGTCGTCTGACGACTTGTGGTTGATCGTGATCTCGCTTCGTTCAGTAAACAAGCCCACGTCGCTGTGCTTGCCTAGCAATTCCAGCGCTTTCAATTCGTATCGGGGGTCACCGCAGTTTGCAATCTCCATCAGCTTCGCTGTGATGGCGCTTCGCACATCCGCCATGTCGGCGGCTACTCGGTTGGCGTAGGTCTTTAAGAAGAGTGATGCGGCAAAGGCGGTCTCGGGTCGCTTGAGTTCCTTGCTCGCTTTGTTGCGTTTGGCGGCTTTGAATAGATCGATTGTCTTGTCTATGTCTGATGCTTCTATCTCAATAGGAGCACCGAGCGCCATCAGCGTCTCTGCTGTGTTGGCAGCGAGAACAACTTCGTCCTGAAACGAAACCGGCTCTACAGCATCGGTTGCGTAGGGAATCGGATGATCGGCAGTGGGTTCGATCTTAACCATAAGGCACCGTAATACGGGAGTTGCGAAGTATATACCACTGTTTTGTTAGGAGGTAAAGATACTGTTGACGGGGGGTGTTTTGCGGAAAC